TGCCGCCGCCGCCACCGCCGCCCCAAGGCGCATTACCGCCAGCACCAGATTGATTGTCACCAGAACCACCATTGTTACCTTGTCCAGCAGTTCCTTGACCAACACCATCTTGCGGTGTTCCAGCCCCAGAACCACCTCCAGAACCTCCATCTCGTCCACCATTATCAACCGCATTGTCTCCAGCAGCACCACCGCCGCCACCACCAACTGCATCAATAAGAGTAGATGATGATGGAGTTACAATTGTTGAGTTTGTTCCGTCTGAACCAGAACCTACATTTCCAGAACCACCAACACCAACAGTGATTGTATATGTTCCAGCAGTAGATGTAAATGTATTTTGAACCATGCCGCCGCCACCGCCGCCGCCTCCAGCCCAAGAATTATTACCACCGCCACCACCGCCGCCGGCAACAACTAAGTATTCTTCATTAGTCAAAGATATTCCACTAGGAATAACAAATGATCCGTCTGATGTGAATCTATGAATATAATAACTTCCAGAGGTAGATGTTGTTCCACCAGAAGGCAATCCAGTTGCAGTTGTATTGACTGTATTAGATTCTCTTTGATCAGAATTTGTAACTTTGACAGTAACAACATTTCCAATAGTTACATTATTGTAAACTGCACTAGGAACAGCAACAGTTGCAGCAGTATCACTAGATGCAGTAACCGTAACATCTTCATTTATACCATCAGAAGATTGTGTGAAATTAACAACCAATGAAGCACTAAGAAATCCAGTTCCAGTTAATGTTAAATTTGACGCTAAAGTTCTAATAATTGTTCCAGAAACAGAACTCAAAACTGGAGCAGTAGAACCAACTTTTACCCACTCTGTTCCATCATAAAGTTCCGTTGTATCTAAATCTGTGTTAAATCTAATATTACCAGAGGTTGGAGAAACAGGGCGTTGTGCCGTAGTCCCAACTGGAATGTCTAGAGCACCAGTAGATGTGTTTGCATCATCAGATACCTCTGTTGAACTAACAGTAATCGTAGACGATCTATTTGTGACTTTTCTAATTGCCATTTGCGTTTATCCTAAATTCTTTACCTATATTTATTCATCTTGACCAGTTGTTGGATTATATTCTTTGGCATCTTCAAAGAAAGATGAAGTTTCGTTAAATCCAAAGTTATCATCATCTGGGTCAAATTCTGTCGCAGCAGCACTTACTGGTTCTGGTGTGACAGTATATCTCTGTTCTCTAGCAGGAGCATTAACAGGCATATCTGCATACTGATCCACTTGAACACTGCGAATAGTATTCGTAGAAGTAACAGGGCCATACAAGTAATACTTTGCAGTGAATGACAAAGTGTAAATAATACTTCTTCTACTTGTAAAGTCTCCTTCATAATCATCTTCATAACCAATGCTGTTCAATACGATTGGAACATCACGAATAATTTCTAATTCTGGAACTTCTCTCAAAGTCACCGTATATTCTGGTTGAAAGTAAGGAAGAATCTGTTCTACAATCTGTAGTGCATCATCAGAGTTCTTTGCAAGAACATATAACTCAAAGTTTACATTGTAAGGAACAGGCATATAACCAGATTTCAACTGTGAACTATCTGTTCCATCCAGAACCTTTTTTACTTTCAAAATTTTGTTCTGTTTTCTGGTAGAGTCATAAGAGATACCAGAAATCTCAAACCCAATACGAGGTAATGTTACCGCTGTGGGTTTGTTTAGGTTAGGGTCTTCTGTAAGTCTCGCTAACCATTTTTGTTTTGGGCCGTATGCAAGTGGAACTTTCATTGTCTGAATAATATTTCCAGACGCATCTTTCTTATTCAACTGAATTTTGTTGAATAATGTTCCAAATGCCACTACGACATTTCGTGTTGATTCGTTGTAAAATTGTTGTCCAATCATAATTATCTCATCCCAGCATCACCGAATGGATTAGATTCGGAGAAGTCTAATATATTATCATCTGCAAGTTCAAAGTCATCGTTTTGCGAGTTCTTATCAATTGTTGCAATATTATAAGTTTCTAGTATTATATAGGACGCCTCTGCATCTTCTACAGCATTCTCTAATAGTAGAGAACCAGTTCCATCCTCTAAAGTCATTTGATGTGCCAATTGATCCAAAGAAAAATCTTTTTCAACAGCATCAATCTCAGTGATGCCAGTATCCATAACCTCTGAACCATACTCAAAAGTTTTACACTTTAGTTTGTATGTAGGCAGATTATGAACTTGGTAGAAAGGGTCATCCTTGTCTACAAAAGTAATCTCAAATAACTTGTTTGCTTTTGGAAAGTAAACCAAGTCTCCCTCATTCGGGCGAGAAGATTCGATAATGTTATTATCAATAGAAACGAACTGTTCCCATCTTCTTCTAGAAACCACAAAGGTTGCATCGTCTTGTATATCTAAACCAAATTTGGACATGAGTTCTTTTTCTCCCTCATACCCATCAATCGTTTCCATATACATCTCTATTAAATACGAAGACTCAAAAGATGAACTAATGTCTTCTTGCCAAATAGAATCTGTGCCTGCAAGTTTACGAGGAATATAGTATACATCTTGCCCATAGATACGCAACTGCTCTATGATTAAGTCTTCATAGAGATATTGCTCTGGGCGTGTTCCTGTATCAAAGTAAACATTTGTTGGCATAACTTACCCTATCATATGCATAGGAGGCAACTCATATGCAAGTTGAATTTGTTCTTCTAGTTTGTCAATCTCTTCTTGAGCCTGAGTATATAGTTGTTCACCATTAAGTGCAACACCACCCAACATCTGAACACCTTGAAACTTAGAAAGGTTTGCGCCCCATTGTTTCTTAATCAATTGAGTTGCATACTTCTTCAAAAAGATGTCATCCCACACATCAGAGTATGTGGCAGGATCAATCTTACGATAACATTCGATAATCAACCAATCGTTCTCTACATAATCTGTTTGGAAGTCTGCATCCAAATATAGTCTATTCTGATGTTGATTGTGACGAATTGCTGTCTCACCAATCAGAATGTGATCTAGAAAATCTAGATGTTGCATTGTCATTTCATAGTGAATGACTGAGGTAGAACTGAAGTCATACAAGTCATTCAATCTCAACTGATAACGAATATCAAACATATTCAATGCCTGTTTATCAGTAAGAGGGAATACCTTAACAATCGACATAATAGAACTTGGAAC